ATCGTAATTAACGTATACTGGAAACTCAGCGCAAGTTTCAAATAGCGCACCATAATTAGTTGTGACACAATAAAGTCCTGCGGCCATAGCTTCAATCGCTGCAATACAAGAAGTCTCTTCCCATATGTTAGGATAAACAAACATATGATAATTTTTTAAATTTTCTTTTATAAATTCATTTGGTTTATAACCAATGTATTTAACATTAGGTATAAGCTTTGCTTGTTCATATAAATCTTTAAATTTTTCATCATTTGTTGATTTGAATCTGTCTCCATAAATTTGAGTTGAGGAATATACATCTAGACTAACAAGGGGGTTTTTAACTAGCTGCATAGCACCTAGTAATACGTTAAGTCCACGCCAAGGTGTTGAAGTATATATTAATTTAATAGGTTTACCTTTTTTATATTTTAAATTTCTGGGCTTTGTTTTTTCTACACCATTTTTAATAACTAAACATTTTTCAGTAGGTACATCAAATACCATTCTATATTTTTCATAACACCAATGAGAGTTGAATACATACCAATCATACTTTTTATGATTGTCTTTATTTTTAAACCAAGGTGATAGATTAGATTGATCGTATGAATTTTGTTGCCAAAGTATGTTTAATTTAGTTGGATGTAAGGGTATTTTCTCCGGTATAGATGTTGTTATTTGTACCTGCTCTAGTAATTTTTTATCTACGTATCTTTCTAACAGCTCTACTTGTAGCTCTGTTCCACCTCTTGGATTCATTCTTTATTCATAACTTTCTGCAATAATTCTAATCCTTCATTTGAAATAGTAATAGATAAATCTTTTTGTAAATCTTCAATTGTATTTTCTTTTAAAAAATCTTCCATAGTATTGTATGTCTTTCCAGTTTTTTTACTTTTTATTATTTCTAACGTCTTACATTCTATCTTAGGTAAATTATCCATTTTCTCCAGTCCTACTTAACAAAGCATAAGAGATTTGTCCAGAGATGACATTTGAAGTATCAGCTTGAAACTGTAAATAATCTCCCTCTTCTAATACCAGTGCATTGTGTACTGCATTATCATGTGAATCTGCTGGCACATTTGTGTGATAAAATTTATATGAAGTTGAGGTAGATACATCGCGAAAAAAATAATCTACTTTATGCGCTGAGTTATCATCATTAGCCACTGATATTTCTTTTATAATAGCAACAGTTGAAGTGCTAATAGTTAACACCGTTGTTAAAACTGTTGTAGTTAAATCGTATCCTTGATTTTTATAATTGATAGCCATTAGTCTTTCGGTCCACTAAATATAAACCAATTAAATGCTTCCATCTCATCTTTTAAATCTTTTTGAAAAGAAAAGTTTAATTGATCTTTAATTGTATTAATTGATTCAAGTATTTGTCTTTGATTAGAAACATCATACTCTGGTGATGGTTCTGGTATATATGCAGTTATCTTTGCCATTATCTTCTTCCTCCTGGTTGAATATCTACTCTAAATAATCCATATCGCCAGTTTTGATTTATAGAATCGTTTTCTATTTTTATACTCATTAATCTATTCCTTGCCCTTGTATCTATCTTAGTTGTAGATGAAGTTACAGTATAAGGTCCTAACATTTGTGTATTTTGTGTTTGTGATGGATAACTTCTTAATAATAGTGTTACTTTAGCATCTCCTGTAAGTATTTTAAAGTCTGGGATAAATCTATTTATCTTCATTAAATACTGACCATCCCCTTCAATATCTAAGTCAAAATCACCCGATTCAATATAGGCTGGTATTGCACTTATTACACCTGCTGCATTTACATCATTTACCCCTGTTTCATGTTCATAGTAAATAGATGCACCATTTAAATTAGTTACACCATTAATTGTTGGAGTGGTTGGCAACATAGTAGAATCATATTTTGTAGCATAGGGTTTATCAAAAGTATCAGCATCTGCATAAGATGTTCTATCAAGAGACATTGTTGTCCAGGTATTTTCTGAATAGTTATATACAACCGATCGGTCATTTTGTGTTGAACTTGCTTTTGGATAAAACCATATAACTTCATTGTATAAATTATTATGAGATCCATAAATAATATCTGAAGCATCATAATTAATTCCTAAATTAGTTCCATTTGTTGTAAATACAAAGTCTTCAACAAGTGATGGTAATTGTTTAACCGTTCCGTCATAAACAAAGAATCCACCACCAAAGCCCATCCAAAATACAGCACCTTGTGCAAAGATTATTGAATTTTGACTAATACAGCCACAACTTGTTCCAACTTGCCTTACAGAGAAGGTGAATGGAGGACCAACAAATTGAATTACATATGCTGCAGAATTAGTTAAAACAAAGATATAATCTTTACCCTGTACTGCACCTACAATAAAATTACCTGTATCTAGTCTAAAGGTACCTGCCGTATTAGTTACCGTTGGAGCATAAGTACTAATATCTTCTTGATTTGAAAATCTTATAAACATTGGATCTTGAGTTGATGTATCACCAATAGTTGTCTCCGTGCCGAGTAAAAACAAATGTCTATCTCGATCAGATACAATATTCATAATAGATGCTGTTGGAGCATTTGAAACAACGGTAGCTCTAGTTGTAAGAGGATTTACAGCAACTGGACTCCATGTAAAAGTTTTACCATTTCTAATAGTTGCAACTAGTATTTGACCAAAATTATCAAAGGACCATAGTCCAGGTGATAATGATATAGATGCAGAAGTTGTAGAAGCTCCCCAACCAGCAAAAGTTGAAGTATCACTAACTAATGTATTATCAGTATGAGATGCAGCGGTTGTGCCACTTGCTCCTCTAACGCAAGTTAAGAATTGAGTTCCGCTTTTACTAGCATAAGTAATTAATTCTGAATCTATTAAAATAGTTCCAGCCGCAGGAAATCCTGTCGTTGAATCAACTGTTATTGTTGTGACTGAATTGTTAATAGCTCCATCTAATTGATTTTGTATATATCCTGATGTTGTTCCACTCCATAATCCTGTTCCCCAACCATATCCTAAAGTTTGAAAAGCAGGACCAATTCTTATATACGGAGTTGTGGTAATGGTTGAACTACCTCCAGACATACCAGTACCAGCTTCAACAACTGGCATGGTAACTGTAAATGTACTGTTAGAAGGTACAGAAATAACTTCAAATGTGTTTGTTGTAAAATCAGCGTTAGTAAAAGTTGTAACACCACCACCTGCTAAACTAGGCGATGTAAATCTAATGTAATCACCAACCACTAAGGCATGAGATGCTTTAGTTACAGTAACTGTTGCTGAACTTGTAGTTGATGCAAGGGTACAAGATGTTAAAGCTGTTCCAAGGGGTGTAATGTCATAAAAAACACCTTCAAAATAAATAAATAAACATTTATTAGTACCCACCGCTGAATAACGACTACCATCTATTGCAGTCCAAGTTAGAATTTCTCTTGCTGCGCCTGCAAGTCTTGAAGATGTAGTTTGCTGCCAGCCACCAATTTTTTCAGGATAGCCATAACGAAAACGTACAAAATCTCCATCAATCCACTGGCCTTCTGCAGCAGTTGCGGTGTCTTGTTTATTGAAACCTGATTTAATGGGTATCTTTTTTAGTGGCATAGTGTTATTTTACCACCTTTCTTAAAAAATGCTAGGTGTTACTTAGGATACTTAGCTTTTACAGCATTGATGGCATCTTGCCATTTATTAGTGCCATTAACTTTGTCCCAATATTGTAAATCTAATTGCTCTTGAATAGATGGATATTCTTTAGCTCTATCTCTTTGATATTGATTAGCATTATATTCTGCAATCAGTTCTTGTTGCTTAGCAAGTATTTCATTTGCAGGAATTGGTGTAGTTCCATTTTCCCAAACGATTGTATTAACATCATCTCCACTTACACTAACTTGTGCTGTTGGGTTAATTGCTAGAATTGATTTAATTATTGTTGTCATATTATCCTGCTATTTCAAATGCTGTTATTGTTCCAAAAACATTTTGTTTATTTAATGATGCTGTTCCACTTGCATTATCAGTTTTAAAATAAACTTGATATGTTGTTGAAGATGTTGTGTTTGGAGAATCTAATATTGCTAATCCTATAGAAGCAGTAACTTGAGATGCACTACCTAAAATACATAACATACCATTATCAGATGCTCCAATATTAGTAGCACCTCTGAAAATTGTATAATTGCTTTTAATACCAGCAGCAGAACTATTAAAACCACAACTAGATACAGTAACAAATATTTTATTACTAGCCGAAGATGGAGTAATTGAAACTGATAAAGTATTTGAAGCAGTTACATAAGAAGTAGATGTAGTGTTTCTTTCATTTGCATCAGTAGCAGTTACAACCTGCAACACCGCACCCGCTCCCAGTTTCGTCGTCGTGATGCCGGCGGCAGATACAATACCTAGGTTTCTTAAA